CACGCCCCCGGAATTGGTCGGGTTGAAATAGTCGGCGACCGACCAGCGCTTTGACTTTATCCCGACCAACACAACGCCCTACACCATACCGCAGGAGCAAATAGAAGCCGTCAACCGCCAAATATACGACTATTTAGGCATTAGCCCGAAAATCGTATCCGGCAGTTATAGCGAGGACGAATTCAGCGCGTTTTATGAAAGCGTTATTGAGCCGTTCGCCTTGCAGCTTTCGCAGGAATTTACACGCAAGGCGGGCGCGGAAATCACGTTCACGGCTGAACGGCTGGAATTTTCCAGCGCAGCGACCAAGATAAAACTATTGCACGAAGCCGCCCCGCTGGGGTTAATGACGCTCAACGAAGCGCGCAAATTATTAGCCCTGCCGCCTGTCCCTGACGGCGACAAACGCTTACAGTCGCTCAATTATGTATCAGCGGATAAAGCAAACGAATATCAACTTGAAAGCGAGGTATCAGAAAATGACACAGCAAACACGGGCGTATAACGTCCACGCGGACAGCGACAAGCCTTTAATCGTGGAGGGCTTGCCTATCGTGTTTGACCAACCCGCCCAAATCGGGGACGTTACGGAGGTTATAGCCCGTACCGCCCTTGACGGCGTGGACTTGTCAAACATCACGTTACAAGTCAATCACGATAACCAGTCAATCCCCCTTGCGAGAAGCCCCGAAACAATGACGCTCACAGTCACGGAAAAAGGGCTTGCAATGACCGCAACCCTACCCGACACGGAGCGCGGGCGCGAATTGCATACCGCAATCAAACGCGGAGACATAGCGCAAATGTCGTTTATGTTCGATATTGCCGAAAGCGAATATAACGACCAGACCAAAACCCGGACAGTTACCAAAATCGGCAAGGTATATGAAATTTCAGCAGTAACGCGGGCGGCATACCCGCAAACAAAAATCACGGCGAGAGCCGAAAAGCAGGAGGAAAAAGAAATGTTTAACCCTATTACCGCAAGCCTTGAAAAGGGCGCAAGCAATCCCGACACCCACGCGACCCCCGAATACCGCACGGCGTTTTTCAAGTCCCTTTTGGGAAAGGAACTCACCGACGGCGAAACCCGCGCATATCAGGCGGCGCAGGCAGAAAAACGCGCCGACACGTTCAACACGCTGTCTAATTCGGCGGCGGTTATCCCCATGCAGACCCTTAACGAGGTTATATCACAAGCGCGACCCGTGGGCGGTTTGTTCAACGAAATTCGCCTGTTCAATGTCCCCTCTAACTTGTCCGTACCCGTGGGAACACCCACAGACGCGGCAAGCTGGCACACCGAGGGCGCGCCGGTTGAGCGCAAGAACGTAACGGCGACGGCGGTAACATTCACCGGGCGCGAACTTATTAAAATCCTGTCCATGTCGGCAGCGGTGAAACGTATGGAAATCGCGGTGTTTGAAAGCTACCTGACGCAGGAACTTAAAAACAGCATTTCCGACGCGATAAATGCGGCTATCGTGAGCGGCACAGGCGCAGCGGCAGGGCAACCCACGGGCATTTTACCCGGCATTACATGGGACGCGACCAACAGCATAGAAACCGAGAGCCTCACCGCTGACAATCTGCTTGCAGCAATCGCCAAACTTCCCGCTGGCTATGCGGGCGGCGCAAAATTTGCAATGTCCACGGCAACCCTTTTCGGGCAGGTGTACCCGCTCAAAAACGGAGAGGGCGACTATATGTTTACCGACAACGAGCGCGGCGGCGTTCATCGCCTGTTCGGGTTTGAAATCGTACTTGACGACAATATCCCGGCGGGAACGGTGCTTTTCGGAAACTTCCGCTATTACGGCGTGAATGTCCCCGAGGGCGTGGCGGTTGAGGTTAGCCGGGAAAGCGGCTTTACGTCCGGGCTTATCGACTACCGCGCTTTGTGTATCGCCGACGGCAAGCCCATTGTCCCCGGCGCGTTTGTCAAAATCGAGGTTGACGCGGCATAAGGGAGCCGCTAATAGCGGACACCCTTTGAACGGAGGTTAAGACCATGATTTTCAATATAGACGAAGCCCGCGACATTTTACGGATAGACGGGACGGACAACGACGAAATCATTTACCCGCTTATCCAAGCGATACCGCCCTACTTGACCGAAACAACGGGTTACGCTGCTACGGGGGACTATTCCCCCGTGGCACGAACGGCGGCGCGGTTTATCCTGCAACAATGGTATTACGGCGAAAACACCGATACCGACAAATTACAGCGCGTCATAGACTGCCTGTTAAAGGCGCTGTCCGCTGAAAGGGCGATACTATGACGCAGGCAGCTTTCTACAATTCCACAGCGTGGCGGCGGCTGTCGCGGGCGTTCCTGCTATCAAAATGCTACATCTGCGAACGCTGCGGCAAGCCTGCCGAAATCGCCCACCACAAAAAGCACTTGAACCCGGCGAATATACACAACCCTGATATATCCCTAAACCCGGATAACCTTGAAGCCCTCTGTATCGACTGCCATAACACCGAGCACTTCAGCGCGGGCGGCGCGACTTGCCGGGGGCTGGAATTCACGCCCGAGGGCGACATCAGAAAGGAGCAATCACTATGAACACGAAAATCGAAACCCACGAACAGGAACGGGCTTTTGTCATTAACCGCCTGTCGGAAGAAATGATATACCTTGAAAAGCAGCTTGATGAAATCAAGGGCGAGGGCGAAAGCAAGGAATACCGTGCCTTGCTCAAAACCTACACGGATACCGCTAAACTCTACTTGCGGCTTGTGAGTGAGGACGAAATCGAGCAGACCCAAGCCGACGCATTGACCAAATTCAACACGCCGTCCCCCTATGACGAGGGCGGGCGCGGACTGCTTGTAATATGAACTATATCGCCGAATACAACGCAAAAATCCAGTCCGGCGAAATAGCAGCTTCAAAGCGGGTTAAGGCGGTATATGCCCGCCTTGCGGCTGACACGAATTCAAGTCGGGGCGGATATGTTTTCGACGAAGCCCGCGCCAATCGCCCCATAGAGTTTATAGAGCGGTTTTGCAAGCATTCTAAGGGCGAATGGGCGGGACAGGGTATTCGGCTGGAACTCTTTCAAAAGGCGTTTATACAAGCCCTGTTCGGCTTTGTGGACGCTCAAACGGGCTTGCGCCAATACCGGGAAAGTTTCTTCCTTGTGGGGCGTAAAAACGGCAAGAGTACGCTATTAGCCGGGTTAGCCCTCTATATGCTCACGTCCGACGGCGAGGGCGGCGCGGAGGTGTATTCAACGGCGACCAAATACGCGCAGGCGCGGTTACTGTTTGACGAAGCCCATAACATGATAAAGCAGTCGCCCGAACTGTCAAAGCACTTCAAGAAGCGCAAGACGGATTTATACTATTCGCCCACTATGTCTAAATTCCAACCGCTGGCGCGGAACTCTGACACGCTGGACGGCTTAAACTGCTCCTTTTGCGTCATGGACGAACTGCACGGCGTGAGGGACAGAAACCTTTACGAGGTTATGCGCCAATCCCAAGCCGCCCGCCGCCAACCCCTGCTTGTGATGATAACGACCGCCGGAACCGTGCGGGAATGTATTTTTGATGATATGTATAGCCATGCGGCGCAAGTCGCTGACGGGGTAATACAAGACCCGCGCTTTCTGCCCGTCCTATATGAACTGGACGACCGCGCCGAATGGACGAACCCGGCGGCGTGGGTTAAAGCGAACCCGGCTTTATGCTCCATTAAGAAGCTGGACGACCTGACCGCCAAGGTTGAGCGGGCGAAGCAGAACCGCAACGAACTTTCGGGCGTTCTCTGCAAAGAATTCAACGTCCGGGAAACGGTAAAAACGGCGTGGCTTTCCTTTGACGATATAAACAACGAAGATACGTTTGCCCTTGAAGATTTTCGCGGTGCGTACTGTATAGGCGGCGTTGACCTGTCCATAACGACGGATTTAACTTGCGCGTCGCTCCTGTTTATGAAGCGTGGGGACGATACGAAATACATAACGCAAATGTATTTCCTGCCCGCTGACAGACTGCAAGAGCGCGTCCAGCAGGATAAAATCCCTTATGACAAATGGTTTGAACGTGGGTTACTGCGCCTATGTACTGGCAATTCAATAAACTATTCCGACGTTACCGCGTGGTTTTCCGAAACCATCAAGGAATATGAACTGTTCCCAGCATGGGTTTATTATGACAGCTATTCGGCGCGGTACTTTGTCGAGGAAATGACGCTGCAAGGCTTTAACATGGTTAGGTGCATACAAGGCGCGAAAACCCTGTCCCTGCCTATGCAAATGTTAGGCGCGGACTTGCAGGCGCACAGGGTTATTTACAATAACAACCCTATCTTGAAATGGTGCTTGACGAATACGGGCGTTCAGACCGACCGCAACGGGAACATTGTACCCATAAAAAACCAATCGCCCCGACAACGAATTGACGGAGCGGCGGCGTTATTGGATTGTTACGTCGGACTATACGAACATTACAACGAATTCATAAATGCAATTTAGCCCTAAATTGAATTGAGGGCAACGAAAGGGGCTTTGTTATGAAGCTGAAAGATAAGAAAATAGAGATTTTAGCCGTTACGCACACACAAGACCCGGAGGGTTATTCGATTGAAACATTAACCCCCATATCCCCGCCCATGTGGGCATACTTCCGGCAATTATCCGGGAAAGAGGTTTACGCAGCTATGTCCGTTCAAGCCGTCGAGGAAGTCCAATTCGTGATTAACTGGCGGGACGACATAACCACGCGGCACATTGTCCGCTACAAGGGCGTTGATTATGATATTACCCGCATTGACACGTTTGAGGGGTACAAAAGCGACTTGACCTTGTATGCGAAGCGGAGGGCGTAAAAAAGGTACGGAATTCAACACCGCCCCTTATAGCCTATCGCCATAAGGTAAAGACTTAATATATCTTTCCATATAGTCCCAGTCGGGGGCGCTGTCTTTCACGGGCAACAATACACGTGCTTTAGATAAATTCGTTTTGTATTTGCGCCCGAAAGAGTACCTATATCTTTCACGGTCTAATACAGCAACTAAGAATAGGGCATTATATCGATTTAACCGCGAGTTTCTACCAACGGATAGCGTTGTCGAGCCAATAAAGTCATTTTCGATATAGTTTGTGTAGCCTACCGAGCCTTGACCGTCGCAGATAAATATAATGCAATTTCCCTTTGTAGTTAATTCTTCATTACTCCTTACACGACGCATAACGCCGTTGTCGTCCTTTTTTGCGCCTATATAATCAATGTCATTTCCATCTTCAAGTAATTGTCCAGCGTTTGAGCATTTACAGGGTTCTATTTTGAAAATGCCGCCCTTGCCGGACAAGGGAAAATAAGCCCATTTTGAAATATCAAAGGAAAGGGCATTTTCAGATAGATTATTTGTAGTAACTGGATTAACGGGCGCAGAATTTACCCACGCAGGGAGAGTATTGGGCAATTCTAAGTCTTTTAGTGTTTTATTTGCTTGACGACCATAACTGTATCGGTAGGCGTTTGCTTGTATGCACATACAATAAAAGAGTTTTTCGGATAAACTCATTTCTCTTTTGGGTCTCAACACCATAATATGGTAAGCTGTGTAAAAAGGCTTTGTCTGAACAAATGACGATAACACGCTACCGCCAAGGGCAACAGTAATTAACCCCGCGTCAAACGGCGTTAGACTTTCGACTTTTTCCACTTGTGCAACAACACCATTATTCTGTGCTGTACGGGAAACGAAGTTAATATCCGATGTTTCCGAAATATCAAGGTTTATTAACTCCAACCCGTTTCCTTGCAACGGCACAAACAAATCTTTTATTTTCATAATTGCTCACCGTTTTTCAAGACATAGGCTAAATAGTCTTTTATGACCTTTTCAAAATCGTCTTGTGTCAAAGTGGCGTAATTTGTACTCATATACGCTTCCGCTAACCATTCGTCGTTAGAAGTAACTTTACGGCATATAGAAAGTCCTGTTTCTGTTTTTCTACCACGATATAATTCAAGCCAATTTGCTTCAATATTAGCCCAAACTCCTAAACCTTTATCATCAGTCTTTTCTATCCTGCCGAGGTTTTTTCTCTTTACAAATCCGTCGTCCCTAAAATATCCAAAAAAGGTTTTATCAACAGGGGCGTTTTCGTGCCTTGTTCCAAGATTGAAAACCATACAGCAGGCATTAGCGCTTGCGCCGGGGTGGAACACATCAGGCGGGAACGAGAAAACTGCGTCAAGGGTATGTTTTTCAAGCATTTTTGCTTTGAATAGCTTTATCTCCGCGCCTGTACCAATAGCGCATTGCATGGGTAACAGGACAGCAAGCCGACCGGTTTTGACCTTTTCGGCAATTTCATAAACGTAATGAAAGCCCTTTGACGGGTCCTCTTTAATTTTACTATTCCAAGTTTTTACATAGTCGGGGTCACTATGCTTCCTTTGTGCGTTATAAGGAGGGTTCATCAATACAACATTTACCCCCGCGTCAACATAGTTATCAGCCTTAAAACAGCTTCCTTGAACAATATTAGAATTACCGTCGCTATGTATTAACATATTCGTTGTGGCAAGTCCGAAAGCCGTTTCCTCATATTCAATGCCATAAATCTGTTTTTTCCTAACGCGTTCTCTTTCGCCCTCTGTATCGCAGTCTGCTAATGCTTCTGTCATAGCGCGGACTAAGAAAGCCCCACTACCGCAGCAAGGGTCTAATATAACGGAGTTACGATTAACACCGACGACCTTACACATAAAATGAACTATGTGGTCTGGCGTAAAAGCTTGATTTTTATCTGCTTTACCAACGTATTTATTAAACGTTGTAAAGAACAGGTTTAATAAATCTTGCCCCTTTGTAGTCCTATCGTTAATAAACGGTAAAATTTTATCTTTAATTTCCTGCAAAACGTGCGAAAATTGTTCCTTTGTTAAGTCGGTAACATCTTGTGAATCAATAACTTTGCTTTTCAAAATTACCAATTTAGCGGCTTTATTTAAGTCTTTCGCTTTATCAAGCAGGGCATTTAGAATTTCCTCTATACCTGCACGAATTTGTTTAGTGCTTAATCCCTCATATTTTAAGCCATTTTTTAATGCTAAAAGACAAGTACCTACAAACTGACTACGGATTTTTTCGTTTATTCCGTAGCCATGGAGTAATTCGTTAAGTGCGTAGGTGTTTTCAACAATAGTCCTTTTGTCATTCTTTGCGCCAAAAAACACATCTACATAATCTGTAAAGGGACGGATAACACGTTCGCTCTTATTTTCATGTTCGTCGTCAATAATTCCGCTGTCATCAAGCCATACGCGAATTTCGTCGGTTTGAGTAGCCGCCAAAATAGCGACAATCCTATTATCCGTGAGTTGCCTTTCATAAGTTACATATTGCTGTAACTGCTGTATGTCTTTCGCCGCACTTCCTTTGACAAGTTTAGTTTTTGTTTCCACAAGCACGGTTACTTTATCGTTCGCAAAGCGCAAGTCTAAATTCTTATATTGACGCAAAGCGTCCGAAGCAAGAAAAGAAAGATAGTCTTTGCCTATCTCTTTGAGGGCTTTTTCATAACTGAATTCGCCGTTTTCTATATTATCGGTTAGGAAATCCCTACCGACGGTTGTAATAATATCCGCACGTTTCATTATGAAATTCTCCTTACAGAGTGATTTATTGCTAAACAGGTATTATTGCGCATACGCAAAAAGCGTACAACAATACATTTGATATTATAATACAATCTCAAGCAAAACGCAATCCCTCTAAGTAAAATATTTTTGCGTTTCAATGAGTATATTTAAGTATCGTTTAGCAGATTTAAGCGACAAACAAGCGACAAAATGAAAGCTAAACACGGCATAAACCCAGTAATATCAAGGGTTTGTGCCGTTTTTTATATAGTCTTTCTCAAAGAAAATTTCTACGCCCTTGTCCTTCAGTGAACGGACTGTGGTAAGGCTGTCCACTGTGTTGCGGGCAAATCGGCTGACCGATTTTGTAAGGATGAGGTCAATCCTGCCGTCGAGAGCATCCTCCACCATGCGGTTGAAACCGTCACGCTTTTTCATGTTGGTGCCGGTGATCCCCTCGTCTCCGT